AACAATTTGAAGGAGTAGCAGCATAATGAAAGCGAACTTTGGCGGTGGTAATTTCTTTCGTAACAAACGGAAGATTGACACCATGAACGTGCGGTTAGACTTTGCCAATAACCACAACCCTAAACAGCCAGACTTTTCGGGCGACATTGAGATCACCAAGGACTGCGTGAAATACCTCATTGAAGCATTCAAGGCGCGTGAAACAGAACAGAGTAAGCGCCGTCAAACGGAAGGCATGGAGATTGTTAAATTGGAAGTTGGTGGTCGCGTCTGGGAGAGCCGCAATGGTGGTCAGTATTTCTCCATGTGGCTTCAGGAGCCTTACAAGAAACCGGAACCAACACCGGAACCGCCACAAGAAGTAGAACTTGATGACGAGATTCCGTTCTAAGAAATGGTTAGCGCGTGTCAGGGAGGAGCCGTGTTTGATATGCGACTCTCCCTACACCGTAGCTCATCACGTTATGTTCACGGCACCCGCCGCTATGTCCCTCAAAGTTCCAGACGACAAGACAGTTCCCCTGTGTGACACGCATCACAGAGAGCTTCACATGGATGGAAACGAGAGACGCTGGTGGGCGAAGCAAGGAGTAGACCCGGAAGAATGGATAGCGAAATTCGAGAGCGAAGTTACGGATTTGAAGCGGTGAAAACTGCGCTTCGCCAAACCAAAGACGGCATCGCCGTAACAATGGTTGTTCACCCAAGTGATGTTCCCTCTGATCTTATGAGCGATCCTATTGGTTCGCGATACATGATCGGCATGGCAAGGTTAGACGAGCATGAACAGATCATCGAACCTGAGACCGTCAAGCACGGCAAAAAACTCGCCAATCAGGCAGGTATGTTCTGTAGAGATCACACATTCCAGAAGTGGTTAGTTGATTCTGATCTGTCTTTCACAATAGATGAAGAGAGTGCAATCGCTGCTGTCAGAGAGTTCTGTCAGATCGACAGCAGGTCAGAACTCAAGACCAACCATCAAGCGCAAGCTTCTTGGGTAGCTCTGTTAGCTCAGTTTGAAGCGAGGGGGGAGTGATGCACGAAGACAAAAAATCAGTTCTTGAAGAGGCGACAGATAAAGTCTGTGGAGATCGTCACGAAGATTACGGGGACGCCACAATAAATCACACGCGCATCGCAGCACTGTGGAACGTGTGGATTACAAATCGTAGTTGGGCAGGTCAACCCCTCACAGCATACGATGTCGCTATGATGATGAACATGACTAAGTTTGCGCGGTGTATGCATAAACCTAAGCATGATTCTCATGTTGATATCGCAGGTTATGCGGCAGTAGCCAACGAAATCTACGAAACCATAGTTGGAGTGAAGATCGATGGCGGGACAGAAGAACCGACCACGACGGATGGATGAAGATTCCAAAACTTGGAATATTGTATTCCCTGTCCGGTTAATTGAAGAGATCAAGTCCAAGGCGCAAGAGCGCAACATGACAGCGGCGTCTCTCGTCAGAGAGGTACTAGACACACCAAATGAAGACAACGGTGGCCTCAAAGACAGAATATTTGCGATTGTCCGAAAAGAATTCACTTACCCCAAATACGCCAACGGCAAAACTCTGGGTGACGTAATCGTAGATAAGGTGGAAAGAGACCTATAAATTAAAGGGGAGCGGGTGACTAATCCGCTCCCCTATCAACATGAGGTGACCCCCAACTCTAAGCCGTGGGTAACCTAAAATATCATGGCAACGCAGGAGATAGCAAGCGTGATAGTATTTGGTTCTTACATTTTCTTAGTTATACAAGCTCTGGTAGCGTTGCTCTTATGCCAGATAGCAATTCTGATCACCATCGCAGCAATCGGCTACAGGGCGGTGACAACTGGCGCACTCTATATGCGCTCGCTTGTAAATAAATCTGGTAACCTGTCCGCACCAAGGACAATCTGACAACTTATCGCTTAGATCGGTTTTTGCTTTTTGGACTGGCTCTAAGGTTCTTTGCTGAGTTATTGCGTGGGTTGCCGTCTTTGTGATGTACATCTCGCTTATCCCCTCTCTTTAGTCTGCCAGAGTTTACCATCTTGCGTCTCGCCTTGTTGCGAGAGTTGCGATTAGCCTTTTGCTTCGGCTTGGAATGATAATTCTTGTACTCTTTCTTGTAATTCCTAGCCATCACGATCTCCGTAAAATATTTTCTGCCATTCCTTGTGACGCTTTAAGGGTATGTTCACATAGGAAAACAATCTCGCCATTCTAATTATAGCCCAGTTTAGCATATTAATTGGAAACGGCAGAGGCTTTACGACATCAATAAAAAGCACAGACCTGATCTCATCTGTATCGTTCACAGCAGTGTGCTCGTATGTGTCATCAAATAGAACACACTTGCCCTCTTCCCAATGTAATTTTTTACCGTTCACCACCAGATAGCATTTCTTCTCATTGGGTATATCCAAAGCTAGGTGCAATCTGAGAACACCAGAATAAGGACCGGCGTGCGGGTTCAGGGCTTTGCGCGGACCCAGCACTGACACATAAGCACTAATAATATTTGGGTAGTCAGATATTATTTTTGTTGTGTTTGGCATCTGTTCGCAGTTCTTTGGGAACCAGATGTTCGCTCCCTTCAGGAAGAACAGTCGCCATTTATCATCGTTGGATATCTCTATCTGATGCGGTGATATATCTTGGAAAGGCGCGAAGTCATCGTACCTTTTGATCAACTCGTTATATTCAGCTTTTATCTCTGGGAACTTATTTTCTAAATCGAACGTGCCCGAAAACAACGAGGGCAGGTATATTTCTTGCATACCCCACTTGTTGTATCTCCTGTACAGGGGTTGTAATAGCTTCTCAACAAACAGGGACACGGGTTAAAATTAACCTATAAATCTAATTTTGGATGCTTTCCATTGTGCATCTTTTTTAGCGCTTCAACCTCTTTTTGTAAAATTGAAATGGTCACTTCCATGCGTTCAAGAGAACGATGAAGCGTTTCTCTAGATTCTGGACTCATCATCTTACTGATTACTTCCATTCTTTGGCCTATAAGATCAGTGGCGTTATCATTTCGATCAAGGCGAGAATCCAGCTTTGACAATTTTTGTATGGCTTCACGTAAATCAGATTCAATCTCAGAAACTTTTTGCCTGACCACAATGAAGCTTGTGACCACTGAGATAAGCATACCCGCTAGGGTTATAATTAACCTTGCGTCAAGCTCCATGTCACGTCCCCAAAGCTCCTTTACCACCTGCGATAACACAAATTAGTTTAGGTGTTCTAATTCCAACAATATATTTTGGGAAAGTGTCTAATTTACGGAAGGTTAAGATAACATTGCCGTTAGATGAATTGATAATCTGATTAAATACAGAATACCCCCTGCTTTTTAACACATTAAAAAGATCGGTGTGGAAGTAACACGGACCCTGAATACTAATACCAGATATCATTGGTAACACCTCTGAAAGAGGGCGATTCTTTTCCTTGTCACTGGTAGACGAAACGCTGGTAGACGCGCACGAACATAGCAAAAAAACTATGAGAACGAACGCAACCTTACTTATCATCTGACTTGTTCTGGAAGGCTCTGGCTTTACTCATGGCGCGGTTACCAAACCAAAACGCCATGATTGCAGAAAAGATAGCTGCCGTGTCGTCATCCCAAGCAGTCTGAATTGCCACCGTCCATTCTACATTTTGGTTTGCTATCAACGCATATATCAGTGTTGCTTTTACTCCCGCGAATAAGGCAAAGAACAGATAAGTAATGACAGGGCGCACAGAACCCCTAAGAGCGTTGACAAAAGGTCCAGCGTCGAGAGACTGATCATGCTTGTAAATATTCTCCGCTTCAGAGATATCTGCCTGAGCATCTAACTCTTTTATTTTTAGCTCGGACAGCTTATCGGCATACTTGGCTTTCGCCTCAAGCATACGAAGCTCCTGCTCGTTCGCTTGCCGCTGCTTAAAGTAACCAAGCACCTCAGGTATAATTGAAGTGCTAAATCCCAACAATGTGCCAAGCAGTGAGATCATTTTTTCTTAGCCATCCAAGCTGTCATACCCATGTACGCTCCGACCACACTTGCCATACCTATGTAGAATAAACCAAAGAGGTCTGACAAAGCTTTGATGCGCCCGTCCGGGAAGATGGGGAGGAAGAGAGCGGCAGTAAAAACAATCATTGTGACCATCGCCACCCACGCCATATGCCGCTGGGCGTCAGCCTTGTCTTCGGCCATCTCTGCCTGAGACGCAGCGATCTCAGATTCCGTAACGACACCATCACTATTTAGATCAATAGAGGGAGACATACGGTAGCCCTGACCCATCAGTCTTCTTTATATACGATTGAAATAACGCCAGAGATTGCGCCTAAAACTAAAAGAATTGACCAATCAAAGAATGCCCCGGCAGAAATCAAGATAACACCAATGCCAGACCAAGTCGTAATTTCACGTAAACGATTGTCCACCCAATGGTAAACTTTCTGTAAATACTTCATGTCGATCTCCTCTAGTAAGACCATACGTTAGGGCGAGGGCTTTCCTCTTTCACATCTATGTGAATAAACCGCCCACTACCCTTTTGATTGACACCGATACCTTTTATTCGGTCATCGGCACACACTAACTTTAGCAGATCATACGCATCTTTTCCAGATACACCGACATCACATGCCATGCCCGTAGAATGCACACCGGGTGTGTTTTTTCTCTCTTCGACTGGGTGCAAGGGACACCTGTATCCAGAAGTTATCTCCATCGGACGATCATACTCATCTCTGAGAGATTGTATTACATCCATTAGCTGCTCACTGATAATTAAATCGTTAGACCCACACTGTGCAATCACGCAATGCTTGCATCGAAACTCATCAGGAGAAAAGTTTGGGTATTTAGACCAGTCCACTAGTTTGCCCTTTCTAGTATCGTGCTTCTGTCTCTGTACAAGTATCTGACAGTTTCATTCATCAGTCGCCTCACCTCTTCAACGTGCGCCTTTTTATCATCAGCGGACATGACCGCATCGTTTTCAAACTGCTCTTCAAGTTTAAACAGTTGGTTCATTGCCTGTTTCACAGACTTTATCTCGTCTTCCCTAATCGGGATATTGGGAAATCTTTGTCTTTCTTTCTCTGCTTGCTCAAATCTTCCAGCATCTTCCAGCCTTTTGATTGAGTCAGTATACAAGCTCACTTGGCTTTCTAAATCATAGTAAGCATCAAGCGGTCCCCTACCGACCTCTTCCTGTAAAAAACGACTGAGAACTGGGTATTCGTGCAGTCTTTTGCTAGGAGCCGGGGCCAATCCAGCGGGGCCTCTCATAAGAGAATCTGTAGCCATAATCGCATACGAGCCAAGCGTCCCTGTGTAGCCTCGTAAAATATAGTCTATTTGCTTCGCCCCAATATCTATACCTGAGTTTTCATACAAGCTTTTAGACACAGCTATAGACAAGGGAGACGCCGCTCCGGGGCGCGTTATGTAGCCACGAACATTCTTGTCCCAATAAGTCTGAATTGGTCTGCCAGTAAAAGAGTTATAATTCATATAGGTGTCAAATACTGGAGCCGCAAATTGAGGCATACCAACCGCAAGAGTGCCTGTGATATGTCGTCCAAACGATTGCCAATTCTCTCTTGCGTCAGTTTGATCGTGTAAAAACCGTATAATTCTTTCTGGGATGACTTTGAATATAATCCCAAGCTCAAAAGGAATAGGAATTTTTAAAGCAGGTATTCCAAAGAAACTGTCTAATCCAAACCAAGTTGGTGGGATTATCCAATAATTGTCTTTGTCTACTTCAGACGCATTATGATACCACGGGTCTTCTTCAGGATCGTCATGCACATGCGCCAATGCATATGCTGCCGAGAGAGCAACAAGAGCTATACCGCGAAAGTAAAACCGCCGCATTCTTTGAGCGTTTGTGATATTACCACCAGCAGCGCCAGAATTTCCTCTGGTCCCAGCCCTGTAAAGAAGGTCTACACCCTGCGCTCTTGCGTTTAAAAATGGGATTACAGCAGATGCAACTCTTATGCCGGGATGCGCTCCCTTGCGACTAAAGTTAATTATCTCTAAAGCCTCTAACGTAGCGTTTGTTACGTTGCCCGTGTCTTTTAATATTCTGTTGTATACCGCTAACCTACTAGAGCTATCAGAAGCCATAGAGACTTTATCCCAAGTTCTCCACCAAGTTACCGGGTTCCAGCCACCTCTGCCTCTTTGGCGATTAATTTGATTAAATACCTTAACGGCTTCTTTATCCGATTTCGCATCATACCCACCAATAACACCATAAGCCTCAAGCGCCTCAGCCTCAGGAGCTTTAGTAACCGCTTTAACATAACCGGCAACAGTACCCGGCCCCGGAATCTTTGTTACACCAGAGGTCGCCCAGCTAGACACAGAATCTCGGAGCATATTTGCCGCCATGAATCCGGGGTCTTTTGTAACCAGTTCTCTCAACAAGTTTGCAGGAGTGGACAACAAATCTAATCCGGGCATTTGAACTGCGCCCGTTGCTTTAAGAGTGTCTAATAGAGTTTTGTCGTATACGTCATAATAGACCAGATTTCCGTTGACCCTAATACCAACCATATCCGTGGTTAGAGATAAGCCCTCATCCCCATTATGATTAGCTGCACCCCTCTTTTTAGCCAATCCTAATCTGTACAAATCTCTAACTGCCCTTTTAGCCGTTATGTTTGTAAGAGACGAGGTGATGGCAGCGTCTAAATTTCTTAAAATATTATCAATCGGGCTTTCAACCCTTTGATTAGTTTTCTTTACAAAGATTCTCTCGCCGGGATTTAATTTTCTTAGTTGCTCTCGTCTATTCTCAGCCGCCTCATAGGTGGAGTAAGTCTTCGCATCCGCGACATCATTAATCATAACGAAGTACGCTGGTCTGCCACCCTTCAACCTTTTTGGCGCGTTCACACCATACATGCTGTCAAATATACGATTTGCCTTGGAATCCATGTCTGGTTCGTAGGTAATCTCTCCAGCCCTGTTTTCGGTAACATTTCCAGCTTCAAAAACTGTCCCGGTGTTATCGTAAAATTGACGCCAAAATGGTAAATAATCAGCGTTATCAATCCAGATTTGCGCTGCCTCTTCGCTGATCACGCCCGCGTCTTTCATGGTGTTTATCAGGGATGTATTCCACAACTGATACTGCTGGAATGTTCTCTCGACAGCGGGGACCGTTCTACCTATATCAATTAGCTCGTCAATCTCTTCTTGGGTAAAGGTTTTTTCTCGGCCTTCTTGAATTAAACGAGATGCCCTTCTCGCCGCACTATAGCCCTCAAACTCTTTCCAGAGGTTGTTTTCGTCTATCTCCTGAAAAACCTCAGCAAGACCCTTTAGGTCACTTGAATTCTCATACCTAAGGGTAAACGTCTCCCCTGTTATGGGGTTCGTGTAATTTTCTATAACGGCTTCGTTCTTTAATCTGTCAAAGGCCGCTGCAAAATGAGCTTGCTGTTCTTCAGGGCCTTGATTGACAAGCTTGTCACTAACCGCATGTACACTGCCCCTATTATATATTACTGGGCCAACAGTTAATGCAGCTTGAACAATGCCAGATTTGCGTTGCAACTGAGCAATGGCGGCGTTGATGCCCGCTTCAATCCCAACGTTTATATTCTTTTTTTCAAGGTCGCTGGCATTTTTTCTCATGCCCGCATAATTATCAAGAATTTGTCTTCTAATCTTTAACCCAACAGACCTGTTCGCAGGGTCAGTCATATCGAACGACTTCATGATACGCCCAAAAAACGTATCGTTTGCCTTTTCGCTTATTCGATCCTCTACGATCTTCTTCTGTCGCTCGTTTAACTGTTTCCCTGAGTTCTTTAGACTGTATTTTTTCTTTAGCGATAAAACGGACCTTGCAGTCTTTCTCGCTTCTTTCGGGTTGATGGCTTCATTCATCCCACGGTCGATAGACTTCTGCACTTGCGTGGTTCTATCGGGATTTATAGAAACGGCAGGTCGAGGTATCGGGTTATCTTTAACCTTATCGGAAGACCCAATCCATCCAGTCACCAACTGGGCAGTAAACTTTCCCGCGTATGAAGGATTGTCTCGCACAAACTTGGGGCCAAGAACATCGTAATACAGCGGCTCAAATACGAAAACAGCCGGGTAACCAAAATCTTCGCTTTGCCACTCAAACCTATAGCGAGTATTACCTGTCGGGCCAGTTTGCTCTTTAATCGTAAACCCACCCGCCTCTGGATTATTTCTGAAAGGCCAGTACGCTCTCATAGCGGCTTTAGCCAAATCTTCTATACTGTTATAAGCGCCATAGGTATTGACGGGTACTTTCTCTTGATGCTTTGCAAAATGCTTTTCCCCAAAGCCAACAGACCTTTTAGGATTAGCCGGGTCATTGATGACACGATCAAATCCGCTTGGCACCATAACATCAGCAGCGTGAGTTTTCCCTTGATTGTCTTCAACCAATAAACGAGCGCTATATGCGTTAGGGTCATTTGTTTTTTCTAAAAACTTGCCCGCATACGCACTTAAAGGTGCGCCGATACGTTCTGTATATTTTACTACGTTTCGGCGCTGTGCCTCTATGTTTCTTGGGAGGGAGTATTTTTGTTCACCTTGAGACCTGATTTCCTTAAAGCGTTGTGCAGCCTCGTCTGAACTTCTTCTAGCGTCATCTCTGGCGTTATCGCTGTAAGCTCCAGATTGTTTGAGTTGCTCGATTCCTTCTGGCGTTCTGATTTCATTGAATGTCCTCAGGTCAAATATTGCGATCTGATCTGCACTATTGGCAATATAGAGAGCGGTGTCAAGGTCATTGTAAATATTGACCGCGTCAAGGTAATAAAGATTATCGTCTTTATTTAACCAGCCGCCAGCGTAAACCTTCTGCCCTGTAGCTTGCGCCACATCGTACAGCATTTTAGCGTATTCATTGACTGTATTCTCGTTAAGCTCAGACGCCTTGATCACCATCTCCGCGTCTTTAATGGGGGCAACAACATATCCCTCAGGAGCCGCCTCACCGTCCACAGTAACGGTAAACCCTTCAGGATTAGATTTGATAAAGTTTAAGAGCGTTTCGTTTGGCCTTGAGAGCGAGTATTTGACTTGCGTTTCATCAATTCTGCCAAGCCCTTCGCCAACTTCACCCTCTCCTCTACCGTCATCGATGAGGCTTCCGTCTTCCCTTCTCCCCACGGTCTGTACACTTGCGGTCTCATCTCCTGTCCTTTCTTTTAGAATGATATCGAAAGCATCAGCATAATCTATGTTTAGGTTTTGCTTGGCCCGAACACCTAACTTGCTAAACAAATCTTTTTCTGGGTACCAGAGAATAGCCTGTAGGTCAGCATTGGTTACTGAGTATCCGCTCTTCTCCAGCTTCTTTCTCGTCTTATCCATAACTCTACGAACAGCGTTACGGAAGTTACCACCGTATGGTGAATCCTGAGGCTTGAACTGTTGTGTTATTATATTTTCTGAAGCTTTTGCCCAAAGTGGCTTATCGTACTGTTTTGCACGATAAAGAGCCTGTACCTCAGGCGTCTGGAACAGACGATCATGCTCCAGTCTAAGTTGATCCGCTATCTCAACAACAGCGTCAACATCACCATCTATCTTAGCGTCGAACAAGGACGCTATTAAGAAATTGCTTCCCCTCTTCTCAGGATCAGCGCGAAGACCCTCTATGAGACGGTCAGTCTGAGCCTCTATCAATTCTGGCTTTCCTATCAAGCGGCCAGTCACACGCCCCACAGTACGCATAAGCCACATGTCTATTGTGACGGGACTAAAATTACCGATTAAATTTTGATAAAAACCTTGACCAATCTTCGGCCCAAGCAGGAACGATCCATAGACATCTGTGTCTACATTCTCACCGCTCGGTGGATTGTAGCCTTTTTTCTTTAAATCTCCGACAGTAAATTCTGCCTCGAAAAATTCAGCAACCGCTTGCAAGCTACCCATTTCATCAACGAGCCTGTTAAGTAGCTTGAAGTTGTCTGACATGGCTTTGCCATGCTTGCCCTTTTCGTAATCCTCAGGAAATCTACCGTCTTGCTTAAATCTCTCGTACACTTCCACAGTGTATCGTGAGTTCTCCATGACAGGAGTGTTCTGACTGGTAATAGCCAAAGAAGTTAAGAACGCAAACTTTGCCTCTGGGTCCGTTTTGATTTCTGGATACAACTGAGCAGCAGTATCAACTGCTTGCTCAACTTTAGTGCTATACCAGTTAGATGCATTGCCACTTTCGTTGAGAGCGGCGATAGCCTCCATAGCCAAAGCATCAGATATAATACCGTCTTTGCTAGTATTATTTTCCAAGAAAACAGGCTCACCAAGAACCCTTCTTGCTCTGGCTTGAATTAGTTTAGCAACGTAGCCAGCAGTTACGCCTTTACGCCCCTTAAACTCAGGATTGTAAAGAATATCAACAGAAGAGAGTTTTCGAGCTTTACCAGCTTTAGGCAGCGTTTTACCCGCCACTTGTATTCTGTCGTTCTCCTCATTACGAGCAGTAAAAGCGGGGTCTTTCGGGTCTACAGGTTTACGGGCTAACGAATACTTACCCTGTATAGCAGCCTGTTGCCTGTCTAGACCTTTCTCTTCGTCTCTAGACAGACGCCTTTCCATGTAACGCGACAACAACTCACGCGGGACATCAGAGGCTCTGACACGCCTTATAACATTACCATCTCGAACTGTATCAGCACCTAATATACGGCGAGCGGCTCCATCCAATTGAGTGGGAAACAGAGAATACTTGACCGCATCGCGAGAATCTGCCGATAAAGCTTCAAGGTTCTCTAATGTTGCGTAGCTGTCTGCACCCGTAAGCCCATCACCAACGAGGACACCGTACTTCCTTCCAAGCCTTTCGGTATCTATGGCCTGTGGCATAATTGCGCTTGAATTAGCGTCAACAAGATCAATGTAAAGTTTCTTCGCAGAATCGATTTCTTGCTCGCTGAATGCTTTGCCTTTCAAACTTTTGTAGTACCCAAAGTAGTCGTGTCCTTGAAGAACTTTGTTTAAAGCGACCTCATCTTCGGCATCAAGAATGGTCTCAGATTCTGGTCTTGCAACAGGTTCTTCGCGCTCGACAACGGCCACAGGCTCTTCGCGCTCGGCAACGGCTACAGGATCGACTCTCGGTGCGTCTGGAGCGCGTACATCAGCAACAGGGACTCTCTGTGTCGTGCTTGTCGGAGGGCGTGAACCCTTAGGATCAACGAATACATCAGGAGGAAAATCTAGTTCAACCTGCCCTCTCTCAGCAGCCCGTGCTTCAGCCCGCGCTAAATCTCTTATTTCAGCAGCAGTACCTTCGACATCCATAGAGCCTAAGGGAGAACGCAATCCCTCAAATAATTGTTCTGCACTGTTAACATTGGAATTACTAAACCCAGAAGAGAGAGACCGGAAAAACTTAACGATGCGATCAAACAGGCTTTTAGGCTTCCCTGTTACTTTAATATCACCAGCCGCCCAATAGCGGAATGCATCCGCTATGGATTCCTCAACCAGTAGCTCCTGCGTGGGAGGAACATTTGTCCCCGTGACAATGTACGTTCCATCCGCATTCTGTTCGAGATATCTTTCTGAGATATCCTCAAAAAACGTCTTGTCAGAATCCTTGCGACTATTTTTTCTCGCGTATCTTTCTAAGATTTTAAAATCTGCTGGAGACAATACGTTTAATGATTTTAGAGCATGTATTACTTCGTGATTTAAAACACCTCTCAGGTTATTTTTAACCTCAGCATCACTCTTTGCTCCCGCCTCAGCAAGATCAAGAGCAAGCGTGATTACTATTCTATCGCCGTCAACATCAATTTCACCTTCGACTGGTACGCCTTCTGGAGTAAAGACTGAGTTTGCAAGACGAACATCTAATCTATCGCCAACCTTAACTCCCTCAGGCAAAGCGCGTTGGAATCTAGAAAGTTCACGCTTGAGGGACTCTTGAATTGCGTCAATACGATTTTGAGCATCAGGCGTTGGCGTTACATTCGCAATGCGGGCTTTCAGATTAGCAGTGGCTTCGTCAAAAGAACCTGCAAATGCTCCCTCTCTACTACGAGGTATCATTATGCCGGGGCCTAGAACACTCCTAGTCGTAGCCTCTGCTACTTCTTCAGCCCTTCTCCTGCTCTCAGCCTCTTGTTCCTCTGAGCGCCTTTGTTCGCCCTCTATTTGCTCGCCACGCCTTAACGGACTATCTAAATTCCGGCTCTCCATTTCGTATGAAGACCGGCTGATCCATCTATTTTTTCTTGTTGGGTGCTCAATTAAATCACCACGTTGAACACCAGATTGAATTATCGCCTCAGTTGGTGCTCCACGCTTTAAGTCTAAGGCTTTGTTAATCTCAGACTTCAGTATTCCGTCTGAACCTTTTCTGTTCGCCAGAGAGATAACAGCAGCGTATTGAGAGCCTGAGAATTCTGGCTTCCTAATCACAGGAAGTCTTTGTGGCACATCCCCCGGCAGCACAGGCATCTGTTGAATAGTTTCGTATAAGTAGCCCAATTGTCCCGGAGACACGTTAGGACTATCTATACTAGCGTTTCCTATTAAGCGCTGAGAGAAGCGCTCAAAACCCGCATCTTCTAGCAAAATATTTTTTTGTTCTGCCAGATCACGAATATCATCTGCCGTGACCTCATTAAAAGACGAAGGTGCTACTTCAGATATAATCTCGCTAGACACGCCAGATTCTGCTAAATCTCCCGGCGTGAGAAGATCACTCGGACTAAACACACGTTGCCCAGTTTGGACGCGACGAGCATTTATTGTAGTCAGCGTGTCACCCGGCAAATCACCTGCTGTTATATTTTCGGTAACCTGAGTTTGACGAGCAGCCTCAAGCAACGCACCAGTAGCGACATTGGCGGAATCTGGCCCATACCCAGCGTCTTTGATTGCCTCAGCCGCCAAGCGGTTGGTTTCTGCCCTGTCTTGAGTGTCTAGAAGATCATTAACCCCAAGGTTAAGGCCGTCCTTGAACTCAGCAGCTTGTTCAGAGGAACCAAAGTATGGTGAAACCTTTACACCTTGCTTTGACTCAACAAAGAACCCTTTTTCGTTAGAGTTAGTTGAGTATGCGTCAGGTGTGCCTAACTCATCTACCGCGACAATCGCACCACGATTAAATGAAAGCGGCAAATCTTCAGCTAAATCATTTATAGTTTGCTCAACAAGGGGAGCCACTGGCTCATTGGGCTGTATAAACGTCTCGCTGTCGTCCCTTAAATCTTGTAGCAAAAGAGGCGTGGAAGATGCTGGTGGCGCTGGCAACGCCAGTGTCTCTTCTGGTACCACATCAGCTTGTGGCTCTGTCTCCTGAGTTGGTTCAACATCCGGTGTGCTTCGTCTACGCCGGAATCCCGGCATCATTGCTTCTAATGCCGCTTGGAAAGTAAAAGCAGCACTAGCCCCGTAGCCAAAATCAGCAGCCGCAGATTTACCAACTTCTAGGGTAGGATCGTAGAGACCCTTCGCTGTTAAATCTTGTAGATAACCAGCTATGGCTTCCTGCGCTCCCTCCGCAGCGGAACCAAAACCTAACCTGCGAGGCGCTGTTCCATAAAACATTTGGACGGCATTCGCCAATACACGGTTTCTAGCTTCAGCAGGAACCGACCTTGGTATGCCCAAGGAAATTATCTTGGCAAACATTCTGGCAGGGCCGAGTTCGCTAAAGCCAATAGCGCCACCCGTAATAATCGCTTGTTTTAGTTTTTCTTCAGCAGCAGGGTATTCACCCCCAGACCTTTCAGTAAGATTTAATATTCTTTCAGCTTGTTCACTAGCACCTTGGCCCACCGCTAGAGTAGTCTGACCTCCAAGACCAACAATTCTTCCCGCTGTTCCTAATCCCCTTGCTGCTAAAGCGTACTGCCCTGCAATTGGAATAAAAAAAGAGGCAAACGATCCCAAGGCGTTGCCATATCTATAGGCTACACTCTGTGTATCACCCCCTATAAACTCTGTTAATTCTTTTTGACCTTGGCGTCCCCATTGAATTAACTCATCATCTTTTAAACTCGTTACCGGGTCCGTGAAGGGTAAAATAGGCATCCCAGTCGCGTAAGATAAACCTCCGAGGCCCTCAGCCGTAGCAGGGACCGCGCCAGCAATCCCCCTAGCTATGCCCTTAAAGGCGTTACCTATAAAATCAGTCTCGTAGAAGGGAATTTCTTCGGGAGGTTCTTCAGCAGCCGCTGAGGCTTTTGAATATTCCTCAAGCGTCATCAAGCCACCGTCAATGGCGAGATCAGCTACGTCATCAAACGAGTAATCGTCAGGAACTCCTGTAACAAGAGTTCCATTTGGTAACCTTACATCCATTACGGATTGCCCTTAGCCCGGTTTTCTTGTGCCTGTTTCGCTAATTCTTCCATAGTCATTACTTTCTTCTTTGAAGAACCTTGAGCAGATTGGGGATTAAACCTTTGTTCAATTGCTGTTTTAGCTGCCCCAGTAGCCAAACCGCCATAAAGTCCCTTGTCATATGCAAATTTTAAAACTCTCTCTCTATCCGGCCCAGTGATATTAGTCGCTGAGACCCGATTTCTACGGTTAGCTTTGTTATATCGTGCAATCCAACTCGCCATATTCTTCTCTTCAAACGTACTAATCTCTTTCTCTACTTTGGCTTTTACATTTTCCTGAGCCATATCAAATCTTGCTGCTGTATAAGGATTGATTGAACGCGGCTTCATAATCCTCGTAACTCTTTCGAGATGTTCAAAGTCGCTTAAACCCGGATTCTGTGTTCTAGATGCCTCAAGCAGCGTATTGAATCTTTCTTGCTCCGCTTTTGTCTTGAACGTCATCCCTGCGTAATTTGTGATTGCATTTGCAGCAGCAACCTGACTTCTTTGCAGCCTGTCATTAGTCTCCGTAACTAATTTTATCTCGGCCTGAGCCGCCGCTAACAATTTATTTTCTTGTTCCTGATCACCTTTTATAGCTGCCGCTCTAGCAGCAATAAGATTAGAACGAGCATCTGCCTCAGCTTTTCTCTGACCTGCTTCAAGCGTGGCTATGTTCGCGTCGATATCAACCATGTCCTTCATCAAGGACAAACCTTGTTTCTTTAATTGCTCATCGCCAGCAGTGTAACCAATCATAGCGTTCGTCAAAGCAACAAGAGTTGGCTGGTTACCCTTTATAGCAGCGGCTGCTGCCGTCATAAATGGAAGACCGCTGTCATCTAAAGCTTTAAGACGCTTATCCATCATGGCGCGAATATCCCTCATCCCGTCAGGAACAGGGTCTTGCGCCTCTACTTTTTTAACTTCGTCTTCTCTCTGATCAACAATGCCCTGCAATCTGCCTTTTGGGTAATATTGTTTAAGAGAACCCAAAGCTTCCCCCAACGTAGGTACTGTAGCTTGTTTCTTATCAAGGGCTTTTTTGTACAAAGACGAAATTGCGGGCGGCAGACCCATAGGAGAACGAGGAGCAGAAGCAGCAGTTGTAGCTTCAGCAGTTGTAGCTTCAGCAGTTGTAGGTTCAGCAGTTGTAGGTTCAGGTGAAGCAATCCTCAGATCGCTGTCTAATTGTGCCTGATCACGTGCCTGATCACGCACCCGATTTACCATTTGTGCAGCTTGTGCTGCCTTTGCTCGTTCGACCTCTCGGTCAAACATTTCTGTTCTTTTCCGCAAGTCCATAGAGTCCAAATCGGCCCCCAGATTTTCAGGTCGCGGTCTAGGCCGAGGAGCCATCGCCCCTTGAAATGGCACTGGCTCGCCAACAATTTTAGGAGCCACTTGAGTTTGGGTAGGTGGAGGCGGTGACAAACTCCGTGTTTTAGCTACGGGTGTAGCAACAGGTGGAGGCGGTGGAGGCGTTGATAAACCCCGTGCTTTCATTGCGGGTGCAGCAACAGGTGGAGGCGGTGGAGGAGCCACTGAAGGAGCCGCAGGAGGTGGCAAAACCTGAGATGTCACCGCCCCAATGGGTGGGACAGTGTTAACCCGAGGCACAGGAACGGGGGCGCGAGGTAGATCAGCTAATTGTTCAGCCTGAGCAGCCACAATCCCCGGACCCGGAGTCCCTCGCGGCATGACAGATACAGGTGAGGACACAGATAGATTTTGAAATGCTCCCGGCGCAGGGACCATATCATCGGGCCTTAACCTTGAGGCACTAATCTCTGCCATCCTTTGTTCGCCAGCAGCCCTATCTAGCAAGCTAACAGGGCCACTTGCTTGAGGAACGGAACGCATACTAGGAAGCCCCCCTGCCTCACGGATTAGATCAGCAGACACACCCATATTAGACAGCATGTCACTAGCCCTGCTCAGAGAATCGATATCCTCTTCAGGAATAGCGCCAAGAGCCTTTCTGACATAAGCTTTTTGCTGCTCTGGAGAAAGGTCTAACATTGTTCGACCTTCCCCTATGCTAGGTAATTTAAAAAAACCATCTTCAGCAAAAACAGTCGGCAGATCATCACTGTCTCCAGCGATATCTTTCATCATCTTCAAATAATCTAAACCAGATGCACCCTCATCAGCGCCTCTGTGTGCAAGAGTTCTGGTTGGAGACGTAAAGCCCTTGGAGCGTAACGCCATAGGATTGGATTCGGGCTGATACGGAGGCAATGTGTCCATACCACCGAATACTCTCTCCTCTTGACGGGCGATAGCAGACGGGATGCCAAACATAGCAGCCATCTGAGCCGCTGGAGACATGCCTTTTTTAATTGTCTCCTCAAAGGATATTTTACGACCTTGATTGTACAGCCTTGGCTTGCCGCTCTCTTTCCTGCGACGAGCCGCTGCCGCCAACATTTCTGCCGTAACACGCGCAGCATCACCCGGATATTTACCCTTCAGTCCTGATTGAGCGCGTACAGTTGGCAGTGTGTCGCCGCCAGCAATTTGCACAGGCGCATTAGAGCCGGGGACTTGATTGGGCTGCACTTGCACAGTCGGGGGTAACTTAGGGCGTTGAGGCGGGGTAGGCATTGGGCTTGGCGAACCATCATCCCCCATGAATTCTGACATCATAAAAGGAGCCAAACCCATCATCTCTGGGTTTTGCATTAAAGCTTCTAAAGTAGCTGGCATTGCCGCGCCACCTAAAGCTGCTAATCCGCCTTGATTTCTATACACAGTAGGCATCTCTCTCCGAGGACCAGCAAGAGCTTGAGCCATTTGGCCCTGAGGATCGGGACGAGGTTGCGGAGACGGCATCGCCGCCATGCCTGAAAGAGGCGCTTGAGGCATAATCTCTCTTGCCAGCCGATGCGCTATTGTAGGTTCGTCACCCTGAGCTTCCTGAGCAAACTGATTTGCCATAGCCTCTTGCTCCATGCTCTCGACCTCTTTCAGTCGAGCCGCAAT